ACATCCTCAGCCTTAGGCGAGGTCAACAGTATAGCTTCCGGATCTATCGGCGGCTCCGCTCATTCCGTTCATACAGTAACGGGCAGCGGAGTATCTCTTCCGATGATTAATCCAGGCTGGTGTCATACACGGGTAAATCTTGATTTGCGGAACACACTCGCAGCCGAGATGGTCAAAGAATTTATTTCTCTTGCGGGATTGAAACTGAAAGCAGCACCGTCGATTATTACCCGTCAGCCGATGCTGTTTACCGCCGGGACAGATCTGTTTTCGGATTCATTTCCGAACATTGAAACCACATCTCCGCTCGGAGTCACAGCGGAGAGCATATTAAATTCTCCGACAATATCTGCAACGGTCGGTTCCGCGCAGTTCATAAAGGACTTCTTAATAGATACTGTTATAAATTCACCCGCCATGTTTGCGAGAATCGAACTCGACCATATCTCAACGCTATTACAGGCATATCTTACTTTAGCGGCATCGGGTGATGCAATGCTTGAGAACATCGAGCCCATCCCGCTTGAACAAGCTACGGATATCATGGTTCCGATAACATCGGAAATGGTTGCTGATTTCTCGCCGGCTATTGAACATCTCATAGAAATAGGCCTTGAGATAAACTCTCACGCGCACAGCGATATTGCCGGGATTCTGGAGAGATATACCGGCATTTCTCTTGATTTCAGAGGCGACGGTGTTGCCGGTGTAGCAGGGATACTTGAACCCGAAACGCATAATTACAAACTGAATATCATAGACACTTTGAACTCGCCGCGCTCAATATCGACAGTTGCAAGATCTGTGGCAAGGCACACAACCGACGGTGTTGTTCACACAGCGTGGTCTGTTCCTTCAGGCTCTCATACAATACTGCCTTTCACTCCGACAACCGTTGCCGACCTTACCGCGATTTATGGTTTGAGAGAAATGTTCTCAGAAATCCGGATGGCGCACCACATTTCCGGCGGCATGGATGCTCTTTATCGGTTGGCATCAGCAGGTGCCTTGTCCGAGGTGAATGCATCCATAACAAGCGAACTCGGATATGTGTTCCACACAGACCTTAAGGCTTTCCTTTCGATGAGCTTTTATGCAGACGGCGAAATGGCTACTGAGGGCGGCGGTGGATGGCAGTATCCTGTTTATCTGGGCGGCGATCTGACGGTTTATCAGGCACAGCTTGCAGAGAAGAACAGAACGCATATCTTCATTGACCCGATGGCTTCTGTTTCAAGATTGGCCATAACAAATGACATCGTCAGCACAGCAGAATATTGGATGACGATAGCCACCGGAGGAGAACTAATTCACGGGGTAAACACCTATTCATCCGTCGATTATTTGGACAGCACACTCTGGGAGCATTCGGTGAAAACAGAAAATGACCTTTATATCAGTCAAGCCGTTTCCGCAAAACAAAAACAGACATATAAATTGGAGGTGATATAGTGCCTAATGTACTATTGAAAAATGAGATAGGCGAGGATGTAGAGTACGAAAATGTGGACACGGTCACGCTCCGGAAAGTTGACGGCGGTACGGCCACCTATACCTACGGGCTACCCGAACCAACAGAGAATTGGCGAATGATTCATAATTACAGAGAAGCCGTTTCATCAAACCCCGGTGCTCCGCTCAGAAGCCTATATTCTGTTTACTCATGCCAAGTTGCAAATGGATTTCTTGTATCGTCAAGCCTTTCTAATTTCGGACTGTGGTTGGAAAATTCATATGACGCCGTAAAACTCGATGACCGGAACTTCACAAATATGTACCCGGTGACAGATGGAGCGGTTTTACTCACCGGTAACTCGATTTATTACTATGAAACCTTGTCAAGGACACTAACACTGATTGACGATCGATGTGGATCATATGAAAAACCGATAGCAATTGGCGATAAATATTTCATTGGCGGCTCAATCAGGTGGCTTATATTTAATCCGGGCACTAAAGAAACTGTGTGCATCCTTGACGGCAACGGAAAAACCACAAGTATGCAGCCGACAAGCTGCGATATCGGCGATAGCTGGCTTTTTTCATTTATTAACTATAACACAACTTATCCTGCGTTCAGAGGCATCTACCGGTTAGATAAAGATACACTTGAATTTGAACAGATATTTTTTGAAGGCCACAGGTGGATGAACACCTACCGTTCGACAGGAGCGCTCAACAGCAGCGGCATAGGAACCCCGACCGGCGGAGGCTGCATAATGGACATGGGTGACGGAACGATACTGATTTCTTCCGTTACAACCTCGAATAACTCAGGCGGGTTTTTGCGCTATGACCGGGACACCGGTACCGTCACTCGAATCACAACCGAGGCATATTACTGGGCATATTACAGCTACCCGTATTATGCATATTCAATCGGCTACAGAGAATGTTCAACACATATTATTCACGGCCACGGGGTATGTCTGACACCGAACTCCGGCTCGAGTTCAACTGTCGGAGGTATGTGGTGGTATGACTTTTCCACTAAAGAGTTTACCCGAATAACCACACGCGGACGCTATTACTACTGGTACGAAACCGATGATGTTGCTATCGGAACATACAGCTCCTACGGCTGTTCGGTCTATGACAAAACCACCCGTCAGTGGTTTACTCCCTCTAACTCAGGTACCTGCTACTGCGCTGCCGTATCGGAGGATGGAATTATTCTCGGAGGAGACAGTTCTACAACAGGATTGAAATACTTCGACTTCGAAACCGGGCAGCTGACAATGGTCAATGCTTCAGGACCTTGGTACTATGCCTGTAAGGTGCCGGAGGGATTTCTTGTATCATCCGGCACTTCAAGTAAGTTAGGGGTATGGCTTTTTAACACTTCGGATAAATCTTTCATTCAGGTATGGGACAAGGGTTATGCCTGGGTTATGAAGCGTTGGAACGATACTGTGGTTCTTGGTTCATACCAAACCAGCCTTGACTATAACGGCATTCTGCTTTACAAAGACGGACAGATGAGCCTGATACAGAGCACAAACGCAACAAGAATGTGCTATATGGAAAGAGTCGATGATGGAATCCTTGTGAGCCGTGATACTGTCTCCTACTGCTACTTTGTGGATGGTACTACGGGTGCAATAAAGCAACTGTCCAATGACAACGGGTATTTCGGTCAGTATTGGTATTCATGGTATGGCCCCGGTGACTACAACAAACCGACATATGAGTTCAACCGCAAATTCGGAAATTATCGTGTAATCAGCGGTTATTCATCAGATGGCGGATGTATTTTTGATGATACTACTCATGAACTCGTAAAAATCTACAACTGGGCAAAAACATCGGATACACCGAGTACGACTTATACCACAAGGCTTTCTCTCAACCGACCGAGATTTTTTGAACTTGATAACAGCTGGGTATTAATCATCGGGGCATCGGGGTATCCCGTTATGTTCAACTACGAAACGGGTATGGCATACAGATTCAATTCCGATTCCTTCTATTTGGGCGACAGTATTGATCACCCGTACTCGCCTTACATCGTGCAAATACCGACTGACGGAGGATTTCTTCTCTTCAGTAAAAGATTCGATTATTCTATACAGGAAGGCAGCGTTCTCGGTACATCCAACGATGGTATTTTATTCGTTGATACCATTCTTCATAAAGCGACAAAGGTTTTCACCACCGGCTATTACGACACCTATGAAGAGGCCCCCGGAGGACTATATATTTATCTTAAAGGTATGGAGTACGCCCAAAAACTATACTGGGACGTGGCAAACCGAACCATGACTCAAATTATTACAGAAACATAAAAGGAGGAATTTTTATGGCATTCACTACTTACGGCAGCACACAGGTGCTAAGCGGACTCATTGGCAGGAGCAGCACAGGGCCGCTCTCAAACTGCTACATTGCGCTTAGCACCACCGCCCCCAATGCGGACGGAACGAACTTCACGGAACCTTCGTCAGCGGCGGGATATGCGAGAGCGATCATCGGGCTTTCCGGAACAAGCGCGACGCAGGTCATGTCAGCACCTGCCGCAGGCTCCACATCCAACACCAGCATCATCTTCTTTCCGGAAGCGACTGCGTCCTGGGGAACGGTTACCCACTTCGGTCTCTATACAGCGCAGACCGGAGGCAACCTGGTGCTTTACGGAACGCTTACCAACCCCATCGCTGTTGCGGCTAACTATGTTCCGCTCTTCCGTGTCGGCAACTTCTCGCTCACGCTTTCATAAGGAGGAATATCAATGGATGAAAATAAAAAGGAGCCTAAGTATCTCGACCTGTCGGCTCACGCGGAAGTAAATCTCGAAGAACTGCTCGAGCGGTTGATGCCTCCGAAACATCCGAAACCTTCGGAAACCCCCGACAAGGAGGCAAAAGAAAATGACGGTAACAACTGAAACCATTATTACTGTGGCATCGATTATAACCTCGCTTGTGGTTATTTTCGGTGCTATTTTTACGATTTACCGCTGGTATCTGAAACAGGAGAAGCAGGACAAGGACATCAAGGATATTAAGGAAGAGCAGCTTATCCTCACAATGGGTGTTCTTGCCTGCCTCAAGGGTCTCAAGGAGCAGGGCTGCGACGGCCCTGTGACCGACGCCATCGCCAGTATTGAAGCTCACATAAACAAACAGGCACATAAATAATGGAGGAAAAAACCATGACAGACATAATGACCATACCCGCAATTGCGGCGATAGTTTACACTATAATTGATATTACAAAAACCGCTTGCGGTGGTGACGAAAAGTTCAAACGCTTCATTCCGCTCTTCTCCGCTCTGCTCGGCGCCGTATTAGGCGTCGTTTCTTTTTACGCTGTTCCGGGGGTGGTTGAAACGCAGAACATCCTCGTGGCGATTGTGATGGGAGCCGCAAGCGGGCTCTCTGCGACAGGGACGAATCAGGCAGTGAAGCAGCTGACGAAGGGCGGGAGCAAGCCTGACTAAGTAAATAAAAACTCCTCAAACAAAGCCTACCGTGGATTATTTCTGTGGTAGGCTTTTTTGTCTCAATGCACCAAACAAAGCGAATAAAAGCGAAGATAATTCTACCTATTATGGTGCAGCTGTTATCACTTATACCCTTGATAAATCTCGTGTTATAAGTGATATATATGTATAGAAACTTTAAAAAAAGGAGCTGTAAAGAAATGAAAAACAGACCACGTCGGGTAGCGGTTTACTGCCGTGTCAGCACTCTCGCCGAGTCACAGGAGGAGTCCTTTGAAACACAGTGCGCCGCATACGAAAAGATGATCTCAAACGACCCGAAACTTGAGCTTGTACGTGTCTACGGAGATAGGGGAATATCGGGAGCAACCATGAAGCACAGACCGGAGTTTATGCAGATGATGGAGGACTGCGAGGGCGGGAAAATTGACCTCATTATAACAAAAAGCATCTCACGCTTTGCCAGAAACCTTGCCGATTGCATGGATACCGTTCGCCGCCTTCGGGAGCTTGGCATCTCGGTACTCTTCGAGCGGGAGGGAATCGATACCATGAGCGGTAGCGGGGAGATGCTGCTCTCAGTACTTGCCTCCATTGCACAGGAGGAAATCAACAACATGAGCCAGAATATCCGCTGGGCAGCCGAGCGGAACAATGCCTCCGGCAACCCTACCACTCCCGCACGGTACGGTTACCGTAAAGAACGCAAAGGAACAAAACATATATGGATAATCAACGAGCCTGAGGCACGTAGGGTTCGGTATGCTTTCGAGAAAGCTGAGGCGGGCTGGAAGTACTGTAAAATTCGCCGGGGGCTTGACGCAATGGAGGCAGCCGAGGGGACTGGGGTTAAGTGGACGCAGTCTCGTTTATACGGCATGCTTCGCAGTGAGAATTATATCGGCGACATACTGACGAGCAAGCGTTTCAAGCCCGACTATCTGCAAAAGCGGAGCCTGCCCAACAAAGGTCAGCACCCTCAATATTATATCGAGGGGCATCACGAGGCGATTATAGAAAAAGAGCAGTTTCGGCGGGTGGCGGAACGGATTAAAAATGAAAGGAATAGAAAAAATGAGCAGAAAACCAACGATTGAGGTTATACAGCGGCAAAAGGCAGTAGGCACTACCACAGGCACAAAACCACAGAAAAAGCGTGTTGCCGCCTACTGCCGTGTCAGCACTGAATATGAAGAGCAGCAGAGCAGTCTTGAGATACAGATGTCGGCTTTCCGTGAGCAGATTGACGCACGACCTGACTGGAAGCTAGCGGGGATATACGCCGACCGTGGGATAAGCGGAACACAGGTACAAAACCGCACAGAGTTTCTGCGAATGATGGAGGACGCTGAGAATGGTCTTATAGATTATATCATTACAAAGAGTATCAGCCGTTTTGCACGGAACACCCTTGAGTGTCTTTCCTATGTGCGTCACCTGAGGGAGATGGGAGTGTTCGTATATTTTGAAAAAGAGCGGCTGGACACGAGTAGCAGCACCTCCGAGATGCTACTCTCCATCCTTGCCGCCGTTGCACAGGAGGAGAGCCGGAACATATCCGAGAACATAAAGTGGAGTCAGCGAAAGCGGTACGCCGAGGGTAAGCCTAAGTGGTCGGCTGTCTACGGTTACCAAAAGATTGGCGAGATAGAGTATATCATAGACGAAGAACGTGCCACAGTTGTCAGGCGCATTTTCGCAGAGTATATTTTGGGCGCATCCCTGCCTGAGATATCACGGGGGCTTGCAAGAGATAGCATTTCCTCCGCAACAGGCAAGTCTTGGTCACCAACGGTTCTCGCAAAGATACTCAGAAACGAAAAATACTGCGGCGACGTTCTGATACAGAAAACTTACACGGTTGACCACATAACACAAAAACGAGTAGTAAACGACCAAGCAGTTGTGCCCAGCTATTATGTGCGGGACCATCACAAAGCCATAATAGACCGAAAGACCTTCGAGACAGCACAAGTTATTCTCTCCCTAAAAAACCGTCACAAGGGGGCGACACAGTACCCGTATTACGGGCGGCTTCCCTGCCCTGTCTGCGGCGGGCAAATGGTAAGAAGCTGTATTGGTGAGCACGGTCACCCTCCGGTTTGGCGCTGTTCTGGGGAAAAATGCGGGGGCTATTTTATTAAAGAAAAATATATTGACAGTGCCTTCTGCACAGCATATGCAGAACTTGATACAGAAGCACTTGAGAAACAGGCACGGCGGAGAGACGAGAAAATATCAGGGGCGGCACGGGTGGCAATTGGACTCAAAGAAAAGCTGCCACAGATTGACAGGGTTGAGTATTATCTGCTTGACGCACTTGTGGATCGCATTGTATTTCCGAAGTGGGACACGATGGTGGTTGAGTGGACTTTTGGGCTTAAAAGTCGGGTGAAAATAGAATATCTGAGGGAAAGTGATATTCCGAACCACAAGGAGCAGCTGAGGTCTGTCGGAAGCAGAAGCTTATCTCGGATTGAGAGACGACCGAAAAAAACGCTCTCACCTACGGTGTTTGAGCGTCCTTGTATTTATGGATATGACAGTATTGTGGAAGGAGGGCTACAATGAGAATAACAAGAGTATATGGAGAACAGACAAAAAAGCGAGTTGCCGCCTACTGTCGAGTTAGTACCGACACTGCCGGTCAGCAGGAGAGTTATGACACGCAAGTGCGTTATTACGAGACGCTTATCCCCTCAAATCCTGACTGGGAGTATATCGGGGTGTATGCCGACGAGGGGCGAAGCGGCACAGGGGTGAAAAACCGACCGGAATTTTTGCGGCTTATGAGGGACTCTGATAAAGGCGAAATTGACATTATACTTACAAAGTCCATCAGCCGTTTTGCTCGAAACGTGGTGGACTGCCAGCGGTATGTAAAAGACTTAAAATCAAAAGGAGTGGAAGTTCGATTTGAGCGTGAGGGCATCAGCAGCATGGACGCAGGGGCGGATTTCATTTTCTCCATGCTCTCTATGGTGGCGCAGGAGGAGAGCCGCTCAATCAGCGAGAACGTGAAGTGGCGGTATGAAAAAAACTTTGAAAAAGGCGTCTATCATCTGGGCAGCGGTCGCATCCTCGGGTATGACATGAATGAGGATGGAAAGTTGATACCAAATGAAGACGCCTGGATTATTCAGAGGATATTTGAAAGTTACGCTTCCGGGGAGAGTCTTAGCGAGATTGCAGATGACCTTAATATTTCGGGTGCAAAACGACTCCGATGTGACAAGCCATTTGACTCATCCCTTATCTGGCGGATGCTCAGGAACGAATGCTATGTCGGGGACAGGCTGCTGCAGAAGAACCCGCCGAGGGATTTTCTGACAAAGCGACCGGACGTGAGTACCGAGCATAAAAGTTATTATATAAGGGACAGCCACGAGGGTATTATTGACCGGAAGACGTGGGCTGCGGTTAAGGCAAGAATTGATGCCGAAGCCGCCGAGCGTTCCGTGGGAATTTATCGAAACTGCACTAATACTCATTTCCTATATGGGAAGGTGTTCTGCGCCGAGTGCGGCTCCCCGTATACACGACGGACATTTAAAAACCGGCAGGGTGAGAGTTACAAAGCATGGAACTGCCGTGAGCGCCAGAGGGGCAAGAAAGGGTGCAAGAATAGCAGTATAAAAGAGGATGTGCTGCTGGGGGCGATAAGCCAAGCGCCGGGGGTAGAGGAATTTGAGCGGGAGGTGTTTGAGGAACTGGTGGAGAAGGTTTTGATTGATGGAAAGGAGATTAGGATTGAGGTGAGGAGGTAAAAAAACCGCGTCCTGCTATTAATCGTTTTTCTTAATGTCCAGCGACCAACCGCAGTCGCCATGGTAAATCATCTGCCTTGTCATTCCTCCGTCGATGCAGATGTTTTCTCCGGTGATGAATCCCGCCTTATCCGAGCAGAGATATAAAACCATATTAGCGATATCAATGGGCTTCCCCACTCGGCCCGCGGGATGCTAAAGAGCATCTGCACCCTCATACACTTTACCGGCGGTATCTATCCAGCCGGGGGAGATGGAATTGACACGCACTTTCCCCGCAAGGCTCACAGCCAACGCGTGAGTAAGTGCGGATATCCCGCCCTTTGCCGCGGTGTAGCTTTCGGTCTGGGGCTGGCTCATGCGGTCACGTGATGAGGATATATTGACAATGGACGCTCCCTCGGCAAAGAACGGCAAGAACAGTTTTGCAAGATAAAACGGAGCGGTAACACCGACTTTAAGAGCATACTCAAAATCCTCATACGAGGCATTTGTAATCCCCCGACTGAGCGGCGCCGCGTTGTTGATAAGATAATCCACGTGCCTAAAATCGGCGATAACTTTTTCCGCAAAGCGCTCAAGGGTTGTCTTGTCCGAAATGTCCCCGACAAAATAGTCATTGTCTTTGATATCAATGACGCAGACATTTGCGCCCGCTCTTTCAAATTCCTCACGGATACACTTCCCTATGCCCTGCGCCCCGCCGGTAATTACTGCGACTTTGTTTTTGAAGTCCATTTTATTACCTTTCCAGCTGTGATAAAGTCTGACCTAATCCCTGAAAAACAAATCCCTCGTATAAACCTTGTCCATCACATCCTCAAGGTCTTTGTGGTACCTGTTGGCGATTATCACGTCGGATATAGCCTTGAACTCCTCGAGGTCGCGTAGTACCCGGCTGTTGAAGAATTTGTCCTCCTTCATGGTCGGCTCGTAAACCACGACTTCAATTCCCTTTGCCTTGATTCGCTTCATCACGCCCTGAATTGAGCTGTGGCGGAAGTTATCCGAGTTGGCCTTCATTGTAAGGCGATACACGCCGACTATGTTCGGCTTCTTGGCTATTATCTGGTCGGCTATAAAGTCCTTGCGCGTCCGGTTGGCTTCGACAATGGCGCCGATTAAGTTCTGCGGGACATCAGCGTAATTGGCAAGGAGCTGCTTGGTATCCTTGGGCAGGCAGTAGCCGCCGTAGCCGAAGGACGGGTTGTTGTAGAAATCCCCGATTCTCGGATCAAGGCAGACCCCCTCGATAATCGACTTGGTGGAGAGCCCCCGCATCTCGGCATATGTATCAAGCTCGTTGAAATATGCGACGCGCAGCGCCAGGTATGTGTTGGCAAACAGCTTGACCGCCTCGGCCTCGGTCGGGTTCATGTAGAGAATCGGCACATCCTCTTTCAGCGCTCCTTCTTTGAGAAGGCTCGCAAATTTCTCGGCCGCTTTCATCAGCCGTGCGTTTTTCACCGGCACGCCGACAATTATCCGGCTCGGGTAGAGGTTGTCATACAGCGCGTGCCCCTCGCGCAGAAATTCGGGGCTGAAAAGGATATTGTCACAGCAGAATCTCGCCCTCGCCTGCTCGGTAAAGCCCACCGGCAGGGTCGACTTTATAAACATCACGGCATCGGGGTTTACCTTGATTACCTGCTGGATTACTCCCTCCACCGACGAGGTGTCAAAGTAGTTCTTGTCGGGGTCGTAATTTGTCGGGGTGCAGATTATGACAAACTCAGCGTCCCGATAGGCCGAGTCACCGTCTGTCGTGGCGACAAGGTCGAGCTTTTTTTCGGCCATGTATTGCTCGATTTCCTTGTCAACTATCGGGGATTTGCGGTTGTTTATCATCTCCACCTTCTCAGGCACTATGTCCACCGCCGTCACCGTATTGCTCTGTGCGAGCAATACCGCAATTGAGAGCCCCACGTACCCGGTCCCTGCTACTGCAATTTTCACTTGCTGTTTCCTCACTTTTTAAAATAATATTCTTTATACCATTTGGCAAAGCGCGACAACCCCTCCTCAAGGCGGGTACTCGGCCTGAATCCAAAATCGCGCACCAAATCGTCAACGTCGGCATAGGTCTGATACACGTCGCCCGGCTGCATGGGAAGAAACTCTTTTTCTGCCGGTTTATTTATAACACCTTCGCGCATCAGGCATTTCTCAAGCGTCTCGACAAAACAAAGCAGGTCCTCGGGCTTGTTGTTGCCGATGTTGTAAATCTTATACGGCGCGCCGTCCTCAGTCTCGTCCGGAACCTTCCCCATGACATTGACCACACCGGTTACAATGTCGTCGATATATGTAAAGTCGCGCTTCATGTCGCCGTAGTTGAATATCTGGATTTTCTCGCCCCTGACCATTTTGTCGGTAAAACTGAAATAAGCCATGTCAGGCCGCCCCATGGGGCCGTAGACCGTGAAAAAGCGCAGCCCGGTCGAGGGGATTTTGTACAGCTTTGAATAGGCATGCGCCATGAGCTCGTTTGACTTCTTTGTCGCGGCATACAGCGACACCGGGTTGTCTACCTTGTCGTCGGTCGAATAGGGCACCTTCTTGTTTGTGCCGTAAACCGACGAGCTCGAAGCAAAGACAAGGTGCTCCACCGGGTTATGCCGGCAGGCCTCAAGTATGTTGAAAAACCCGACAATGTTGCTGTTTATGTACGCCTCGGGGTTGGTAATGGAGTACCTCACGCCGGCCTGCGCCGCAAGGTTGACTACTATGTCAAACTTCTCCCCGGCAAACAGCCTGTCAATCGCCGGCTTGTCGGCTAAGTCAATTTTGTAAAACGTAAATCTTTCGAATGGTTCAAGTAATTTCAGCCGGGCAAGCTTTAAGCTGACATCGTAATAGTCGTTCAGGTTATCAATTCCGACCACACCGCAGCCCATATCAAGCAGCCGTTTTGATAGGAAGTAACCAATAAACCCGGCGGCGCCGGTGACAAGTATTTTTTTGTTTTGCAGTTTGCTCATTTAATAATACCTCTGTATTCTTTCTGCACACGCTCGTAGCTCTCAAGGGTCCCGATATCGTACCGCCGCCCCTGCATCTCCATGGCGTGCACCCGGGTATGTTTGCAGAGCCAGGCGACAAGGCTGCCCGGTGCGTCTGTACCGCAGCCCGATTTTATGGCAGCGTCGATCAGCTTTAGGTCGTCCTTTATGTAATAGTAAAAGGGCGGGCAGCACCAATGCGAGGCGGGGTTTTGCGGTTTTTCTGTCATGTCAGTCACAAGGTCATTCTTATCAAAGGTCAGCACGCCGCATTTTTTCAGCTTTTCTTCTGACGGCTCGTAGTAGCGCATCACGCATGAGGTTCCCTTGCGATTGGCGTAGGCAATAAAGCCGGCAAGCGAAAAATCCAGCAGGTTGTCCCCAGCCAAAATAAGGCAATCGTCGTCAATATTCAGCTTCTTTATGGCAAACTGAATATCCTTCACAGCACCAAGGCGGGTTTCGTTGGTTTCGGTGCCGTCGTCGACGACCGTTATCTTATATGGCTTTTTTCCGGCCCAGTCCTGAAAATCTCGGGCGAACTTGTGGTTTGAGATAACCACATATTCAGATACCGCACCTGTCGAGTCGATATCGTCGAGCAGCCAGTCAAGAATCGCACGGCCGCCTACCTTGAGCAGCGGCTTCGGGAAATTCTCGGTCAGCGGATAGAGCCGCGTCGCATACCCGGCGGCCAGAACTACACATTTCATATACTGCCAGCCTCCGCGTCAGTATCCGAGCTTCACGCCGTCGGCGGTGTCGCAGATATGCGCGCTGTACTTCCCTTCCATGTCGGGAAAAGCCCTAAGATACTCGCGCTTGACCTTCTCAAGAATGCTCTCCTCATATGACGGGTCAATCAGCGCCATGCAGCAGCCCTTAAACCCGGCGCCCGAAAAGCGCCCGCCGTAGATGCCTTCGGTTTGTGTCATGATTTCGTAAAGCTTTATTAGCTCGGGACTCCCGGTCTCCCAGTTGACTATTGAGCTGCGGCCGCTCTCAAAGCAGAGCCTGCCGAACTCTTCGATGTCCCCTCTCCTCCACGCCTCGGCCCCGGCTTCGACTCTGGCAAACTCGGTATACCAGTGTTCGGCGCGTTTACGCCAGTTCTCGGGCAGCCTGTCTTTGAACTCGTGATAGACCTCAACCGGCACGTCGCGCATATAGGTCTCGTCAAACTTGCCGTACTCCATCCCGGCAAAGGCCTTCAGCGCGTATGCAGCAGAACGCAGCTCATCCACACGCATGTTGAACTTGCTGCTGGCAAGCGAGCGCTCAAGTCCGCTGAAAAATATAGCGATTTTAAAGGGCTTCATATCCGGGTGCCGGGGAATCAGCTCGAAGCTGTCGTCTTTGGTGTCCAGATATAAAAGGTGGTCTTTCTTGCAGTAGACCTCGCAGCTCTGGTCAAGCTTGCCGCAGGAAACGCCGACGTATTTGTTCTCGGCCTCAAGCGCAACCAGAATCAGCTCCTGTTCGGTCAGCCTGATCCGGTTGAGCGTGCATAGAGCATTGAGAAAGGTGATAATCACCGCCGCCGACGATGACAAACCGCCTATTGGCAGCTCGCCATCAATGATCGCGCAGAGCCCGACCCGCAGCGGGTATCTGATATTCAGCGCAATTGTGGCCCCTCTGAGATGGTCGGCCCAGTCGCCCTGCTTGACTTCGGGTGTTGAGGAGACATGCCACTGCGCCCTTTTCGGAAACTGCAGGCTGCGTATCTCGACCACCCCGTTCTGCTTCGGGCCGTAGGCGATATGTATTCCCTTGTCAATAGCAAAGCCGGTGATTTTCCCGAGATTGTGGTCGGAATGCGCGCCGATGGGACACACGCGGTATGGCGTGAAAGCTGAATATGGCGGGGCATACTTGTAGGTTTCCTCAAATGCCCGGACAGCCTTCATATGCGCGCCTTCTTCAGAATACCGCGGAACCGTGGGATAGCCTTCATGCGGGTACATTAACCGGCGCTGGGCGGCATACTCCTTGGTCCTTGCGTCAAGCGGCTTTGGCGTGGTGTCGGGAATTAGCCACCGTCCGCCGACCTTTTTGGCGCCTACAATCCTCCCCGCCCTGCACAGCGCTGTAATCCGCCGCTCGGGTAAGTTCCACCTCTCAGCCGCTTTGCTGATGCTTATATACTCCATGCCTGCCAACACTCCTCTCAGAGTAACATAAACAGTATACCACTAATAAAATAAATGTCAAGATATAACTTGATGTTTGAGGTTATACCTTGACATTCGCATGACATTATCTCTTGTGATAATTAACACTTAGGATTTCTACAAAAGTGTGCTATCTATACTTTGAGAACGCACTCATTTCCTCCACACCATCCTGTTTACCACCCCGGTATAGCTCTGAATAATTTTGACAACCTTAGTGCTGACATTCTCATCAATATAATCCGGCACCGGAGTTCCGTAGTCGCCGTTTTGATTCATTTCAACCGCAGTGGTAACGGTGCAGGTGGTAAAATAAAGTATACAAAAATGCGACAATAAAACCACACAGAAATTCGCCACAAAGTGCACAAAAACACGCCATTTTATTTATAGCTATAAATAATCTGTCAGATATTCTTTTGTATTATTTATTGCAAAATAGAAACGGACAAAGTTGCAAAAAAAATTCCCCAGTTTTGCAACTATGAATTCCCCACTATTGCAAAAGGCCATTGAAGGCACCACACCAAAAT